ATACAGTTTCAGGTATGTCTATATCAGCCGGCCCGCATTTATATCCAAATGTTTCTGCTATCCATAATTTATTAAACCATTTTCGGTGCTGTGGATATTTTATATAAGCGTCTGTATCTTCCATTAGTGTAGTTTAGCTTTATCAAAAAGAGATATTACGTTACTATCATTGTCAGAATCATCATCTAATGAACCTTCTGTAACTGCTTTAAGATTAGCAATCATTCTTCTCATCTGTTTTAATTCTGCTCCGTCACTGTCAGCATAACTTTTCTCATCGATTTGCTCTGAAGCAATAGCTCTATAATACTGATCAAGTAATACCTTATCTGGTTTAGCTTCACCTATAATATGATTATAGTTTAATAGTTGAAAATACTCTTCATTTAATTGAAAGGACATCCACGGTCTGAAGGAATAGTATCTATATCCTCTTTCAATATTCTCAGATCTTATTACCATCATAGCATTTTTAACTACAATATAAAGATCTTCTCCTTCAGGTTCCTGCACAACCTGAGCTACTATCTCATCACCATTAGATAATCTAAACTGAGTATAATTCATTTTATATCTACCTTTATCATTTTATAGTTAAATTGCTCTTTTTCATAAATCTTAACTCGCTGTATAGAGTGTATTAATGCAAAGTTTTTTCTTGACTTCCAGTGCAGATCATCTGCGACATCATAGAGAGTTGTTGTTCTTCCGTCATCTGATTGTCGAAGACCACGTCCAATACTCTGCAAAACTTTGATTTGGGACTTGCTTGGTGAAGCGAATATGATATTATGCAAATTGCGAATGTTAATACCAGTGCTGAAAGTTCCCATGGAAGCGACGATGATTGCATTATCCTGTTTTTCTACTATACCTCTTATAGCTTCTCTATCTGATGTATCTGTATCTCCTGATACAAAAAATACCTTCCTATCTTCATCTACCTTATTATTTATCTGGTCGAATAATGGCTTACCGTGCTTGTCCACAAGGCGAAATAAGACGAGAGTATTGCCTCTAGCATCAATAGCCAAATTACGAATGAGCCTATTACGAGCATCGTTTCCAATAATGAAGTCAATCTCATCTTGATAGTCTCTTTTTCCAAAGCTCTTCCTTATCTCCTCTGAATAAGTTAACAATAATACTTTAATATCTAAAGGAGCTAACGTTTCATTATCTTGTAACTGCTTTGTAGTAGTTACTTTATATACAGGACCAAATAGACCCTCAAGCATTAACTTATGAGTTTGAGTGCCATCTAAAGTCCCTGTTAGACCATACCTATATTTAGCTTCGGTTGATTTGTTCATTATAGATGATAAAGATTTTGACTTAAATCCATGACACTCATCTCCTACTACCATTCCGAACTGCTTAAACCACTTTGCAGGTAACTTATAAATAGATTGCCAGGTAGATATAATGACCCGTTTATTAGTATTTTTATCCTTTCCTGAATAAATTTTATGTGTGAGTTCATCTATATCCATACCGTAATCTTTGAAATCTGAATGCATTTGTTCTACTAAAGAAGTTGTTGGTACGATAAGCAATACTTTATCGTCAAAATTTGATAGGTAGTATTTGATTAAAAGATATGCTATGAATGACTTACCTGAGCCAGTAGGAGACAGTAAAATTGCTCGAGTTCTTGTTAGGGCTTTTTCAAGCGCATCGTATTGATAGTCTCGAGGCTGAAATGGAAGTGTTGCGTCGCTTAGTACATCAGTCAGTGATTGAGGAAGTAGTTGTTCCGGAACCGGAAGACCATAATCCGATTCTTCTGTGTCAACAGAATATGATCGCTCAGCTGCAAACTTTAACAAATAAACATATAGCCCAGCAGCAAGCTCTCCGGTTATGCGATTAAAAAGTTTTATCTTTCCATCCCACACTTTGTTCTTATAAGCTGGCATAAACTTATAGCCAGGTACATAAAAAGAAAAATAGTCTGATAGCTCTGCAGCATAGCCAGGCTCACAATCTACGTAAAGCATACTATAATCTTTTAAACGTACTGTAAATTCAACCATTCTCTTTTAACTCTTTATACTTCTGTCTCACATCTAAAAACTGAGGTAACCAATTATGAGTATTTACTGTAAAGATTTGAGGTTCACTATGATCTACAGTAATCAATATAACTCCTTTCTTTATAGGTATACCTGTTCTTTCATAGAAAGCAGCTGCATAAAATGATGCTTGGATAAAGTAGTTAGTAATCCATTCTACTTTCTTAGGTTTGCGCGCAGTTTTAAAATCTATGATAGAAAGCTCTCCATCAAATTCAGCAATACAATCTACTTGACCTGCACATTTAAGTCTATCACTGTAAAGAAACTCTTCTTGAAACCATACGTTATTTACTCGTTTATCTATAATGTCTTTAAGATGGCTAAAACTATAGAGATTATTAGGCATAGCCTTGGAATCCCAATCAGAGACGTTGTCTAAGTAGTCCTCTGCTAACTTATGTACCGAGGTACCTCTTGTAGCGGCTTGATGAGATATCTTATTAGCTTCTTCTTCACCAACCCTTTTACGCCAACGCATGATACTATCTTTACTAAGAATACTTAAGACAGTAGTAATAGAAGGGTAAGCATTACCTTCAGGAGTAAAATACTTACGACCTTTCTCTGTTGTCTTTCTAGTCATCTTAGGTAAAGTTATACCATGATCAACGTGCTCAAACATTAGTTACCCGCTTCAAATTGTTTCCATCTTATAATATTGCTAATCGTCTGATGACGCCAGTTTAGATTGTTTACTATTTCTGTAAGTGTATCTATAACAGTTTTCCAGTACTGTACTTTCTCTTCGCTCTGCTGAATCTCTGGATCACTATCATAATAGTATTCCATCTCACCTTTCATGATCTTGAGACCATCAAAAGGATCAGGTTCCCACCCTAACGCTTCGATAGATTCGCGATCCATCTTACCGTTATAGTATAACCATTTTTTCTTGAGTAAAGTTTTCTGTTTAAATTCAGCACGCTTCTTTGCTAGCTTAGCTTCTGCTAGCCATTGTAGATACTTAGCATGTAATGAAGGGGTTGCTCTCGATGTCTCATCTAAAGCAGTTCTCTCAATAACACTATCCTTCGACCATTCGTCGAGTATATTTTTCAAATCCATAATATAACCTTATTAATTTATTTCAGTTCAAAGTAAGAGAATCTAAACGTCGCTGGGAATGTAATCTGAGTCGTATCACCAGTAGTTGCTTCCATAACCATATTGCCTAGACCTGTTGGTACACAATCTATATATCTAATAGTTCTAGTTACATTGTTATGACTACTTAAGATAGCTAATGTTATATCAGAGTATGTTGGAGGAGAAGTGTCTGTAATAGATCTATCTAATCTTGACTTCTGAGGTGTTTGAATTAAACGATGCATCCAATTGTACATTTCCGTATAAGCATTCATATTCTCGTCAACTAGTATTATACACTCTAATTCAGTAAAAGTCAACTTATCTCCAACCATAGCAATATTACCGATACGAGAATAAGGTACATCAGCAGCTGGAATATCGATAGCAGGATGAGATACACTCTGGCAGAAGAATTCAAGGTTAGGGAAGTTTTTTCTATCTACTAAAAGCTTAAATGATGTAGGCTGCAATAAATTAATATTAGTTAAAGCAGTTGTACTACCAGTTAAAGAGGTATCAACATCTACCGTAACTGTAGGATCTAAGGTTGGCATATCAAATTCCTAATTGCTATTTACATGTATTTATATGGGAAAAAAGTTACGTTAAACTGAAAAAAACAGTTGCACTTAGTACAAAAAGAGTATATAACTAATGTATAAAGAGGAGATAAGACATGATTGATTATATTGCAGCAGACGAAGGTCACATCGATATGTACTCAAATGGTGATTTGGTAGGTATTGCAAGAACAGCTAAAACTATTTGCTGGTATTTGCAAGAGATGGGCTTCAACGGATCAGTAGCCACTTCATCTTCAATGGACTTTGCTTCTGAGTATGGTTTTGATACTGATGAAGAAGCTACAGAGCTTTGGGAATCTGGTGTAAAAAAATTCTATATGTCAGCAACTTCTTAAGGAGATATAATATGACTAAGTTTGATAAATCTAAGTTTACTTACCACGGTGGATATCTTGAGTATACAGGTACCTACGAAGGTCAACCAACATGGGATCAAGTAGCTCCTAATTGTCACCCTTCACGTGTAGGTATGCCTAAGGAACTATTTATTGCTCGCTTTAAGTATAGCAATAGCCCTATTAAAATGGGAGCGTTCAAAAGGTTCTTGGTAAAAAACTTTACTGTTGAAGAATATGTAGAGATGAGAAGCGGAGATTATATAGATAGCTCTCCTCTAAAAGTCCTAGAGAGAAA